CCCATAGTTTAGGGTTAAGAATAGCATGGTCCTTTAACCAAAGTTCAAATGTTTCTAATAAAATATTTTTAACATAAAGAGTAGAAGTAATTAGTTCGTGTCGTAAATGTTTTCAATGTTTTGATATCGTTGTGGGATACCGTTAAAATTCCAATTATCTATTGCGTGTAATTTATATTCAAATTCATACATTTTAATTAATTGGTCTTCAAATTCACCATCAGCATGTTCACGAGCAGTTTCCGACACCCATAGAGCATCTTCTAAAAGTAATTCGTTATAAATTTGTTCAAATAGGTTCATTTTAACTATTTAGTTGTTTTAACTAAAATACTTGATTTTAATCAAATTGTTATTAAATATTAATATATGACACAAAATGATAATTTTTATTTAAACAATCCGAGCCTTCCAACTGAGAAAAGTAAGTTTGAATGGACACCGGAAATGGTGTCAGAATTGGCAAAATGTAAGAAAAATATTGTCCATTTTGCTGAAAAATACTTTTATATCGTAAACCTTGATAGAGGTAAGGAAGTAATCAAACTTTATAAACCTCAAAAACGTGTTTTAAAAAGTCTTGTAAAACATAATCGTGTGGTGTTGTTATCAAGTCGTCAAGCTGGAAAAACTACCCTTATAACTATATTTGCGCTTTGGTTTACATCATTTTATAATGATAAAAGTATTCTTATCGTAGCTAATAAGGAAAAAACAGCTATAGAAATTTTGAGTCGTATTCGTACTGCTTATGAATTATTACCAAATTGGCTAAAACCCGGTGTTAAAGATTATAGTAAAACTAATGTTGTATTTGCAAATGATAGTCGAATTTATGTGAGTACAACAGCATCGACGGCTGGTAGATCAAGTTCGATTAATTGTATAATAGGTTCAGAACCAATAACAATTAAAAATAAAAAAACAAATGAAATTATTACTCTTCCAATTGAAGATTTGTTGTTACCAGAGTATTATTAACTGACGGTTTTAAAAGAGATGAATTTATGTTAAAACAAATAAAAGATTGGGAAATTTTAACACCGGATGGATGGTCTGATTTTGATGGTATAAATGTCGAAAACTCTCAAAAAATAATTGAATTGGTGTTTGAAAATAAGATTAGATTCCAATGTACTGAAGATCATAAGTTGTTTTTAACACCAAAAAAGAAAATTAGAGCTATTAATTGTTTAAATAAAAAAATACTATGTCAAAACAATAAAAAAATTCAAGTTATTAAAATTAATAAACTTACAAAAAATAGTCTTGTTTTTGATGTTTTAAATGTTAAACAACAAAACAGATATTATGCTGGTAAAAATAATTTGTTAATCAGTAATTGCCTATTAATCGACGAATGTGCTCATATAGATCGATTTAAAGAGGATGAATTTGTTAAGTCTATAATGCCGGTTATTTCATCATCTTCACAAACAAAAATCTTTATGATTAGTACACCTAATGGTACAGCAAATCATTTTTATAAAATTTACAGTGGTGCGGAACGTAAAGAAAATGGTTGGTATCCGGAGAAGATTGATTGGCAAGAAATACCAGGTAGAGATGAAGCGTGGAAACTACGTGCTATTGCCGATTTGGGTAGTATTGAGGCTTTTGAACAAGAATATAATAACCGGTTTATTGAGACTGGTGAAACAGCTATTGATAAAGAAATCATTAGCGAATTTAGGCATAGTGCGCGAACTGCTGATGTTCTAAATACAAATGAATATAAAGTTTGGGAATCCCCTAATCCTGATAATATCTATGTAATTGGTGGCGATGTATCAGATGGTGTTGGTGGTGCTGCTTCAACACTGCAAGGATTAAACATAACAGATTTAACTAATATTAAACAAGCGTTTACTTATTCAAATAGGTTTATTGATACTTCTCATTTTGCTAAAGAAACTTTTGATATTGCAAAACAATGGGGTAAACCACCAATTCTAATGGAGCGTAATTCAATGGGTGGTGAGGTTATTAATTTTCTAACAGGTAGGCCATATAATTATGAACGTATGGTATCATATAATTCATCTCAACAAATTGATTATGAAAAGGGTGGTATTTATTCTTCTACAAATGTTAAGTATGAAGGTATATCGAATATGCGTTATTGGATGAATTCATTAAGAGCTTTAAATATTTTTGATATAGCTACAATTCAGGAATTAGAAACCTTTGTTAAGTATCCAAATGGAACGTGGCATAAACAACCCGGAGCAGGTCTTTATGATGATCGGGTTATGGCTTTAGTTTGGGCACTTTTTGCATTACATACCACAATTGCTGAAACCTTGTTTGAAATTGTAAAATATGATGAACGTGGTAAACCATTGAAAATTAAGCAAAGTTATTATGATAGTGATACAGATAGTTTCTATGGTTTGGGTCAATATAGACATGATTATGGTGATGCTGACTTTGTACCTTCGTTTGTTGGTACGAAACGTAATTTAGGAACCAATTCTAATGATAATCCTGAGATGGAAGATTTGGTAGCAGATGGTTGGAAATTATTAAGTAATATTTAAACTAAAGTTTTCACCATATTAACCAAGTCTTTGCTACGTTTTCCAACTTGAGTATACCAATATGAATCAATCATTTCTGAAGCTGCTTGATAATAATTTTTGCGTTCTAGGGCAGCTTTAAAATCTTTGAATTTTGCAAGTTTGATTGGTCCTAAATTAAATGCCATATCTATTAATACGTTTTGCATTGTTTCGTCGAGTTGATCAAAATTTGTAATAAAATTTTTAGCGGTTTTAATTGCAGTATTAACATCTTGATCAAATAGAGTCATTATTTGTTGATCGTTTAGATCTTCTTGACCATTTAATATTTTTTTATAGTTTGCACCAACTTGTTTTAATCTATTGGACGCATCTGAATTTGTTAGATTCATACCTATACCAATTGTGGGTATACCTTCAGTATCTTTATATACATGATATTTTATTCCTTCATGTTTTAATATAAGATTTTTTACTGTTTGTAAATCCGATTTAATGTTTATATTATATTCTGGCATTTTTTTTCCTTGATGTATTATTGTATGTTTTGTTGGTTGTGTATGATGTTTTGCTGCTTGAGCATCGAATGGTAATCCAGCTAAGGTACTGGCACCAACCAATCCGGCAGTTAACCAATCGGCAAATCGTTCTTCAATTACATCCTCTTTACTACCAACAAATTCGCCAGTATTTGGTTTGACTTGTCTTGCTCTATCATCCCAAATTTCTGACATTAAGGGTTCTTTTATATTGGTTACTTCGAATTCAGGCAAACCAACATTTTTCAAAAATCCCTTGATGGCTTTTACTGCTTTGGGATTGTTTGCTCTAGCTGTAAATATTTTGAATCTTTTACCTTGTTCTAACCCCTTTTTTATTCGGTTAACCATTTTAGGAATTGGTTTACCAATATGAGTAGGGCCTTTCCAACCAGTATAATGAGAAAGAGTTGCATCGAAATCAACTCCGATATATTCTCTACCTTCTTTAATATATTCTTTAAATGTTTGCATATTATTATTTATTTGTTGTGTTTGATTTCTTAATTCTATCCCATTTTGTGCCATCATAATATGTTACCAAGTTTGGACTATCAAAAGCTTTTTTAGCTATTAAAGGTTTGATATTTTTAGAATTGATTATTCGATCTTTAGTTTTAGGATTTTTATCCCATGGAAGATTGTGTATTGATGTTGACACTTCTAATCCATCTATTAAACCACCATCACCAAGATATATTTCAAGTGTTATAATTTGTGTTGGATCTTTTATTAATTCACGATTTTCATAAACTTGTACATGTAATCCTTTAGACGCATTCCATATATAGAAGTTATCATTGGTAGTATCCAATAAACCTCTAATATTATATCCTATTTCTTGTAGTTCCCATATGGTAGGATTAATATGAACTTCAAAGGGTTCGCCGTCTACACCTTTTATATAGGTTTGAAACTTTTCGTTAATATATTGTTTAAATGTGTTCATGTGCTATTCTCATTTGTTTTTCGGCTACATTTGCTATATTATGTGCTTTTTCGTAATCCATATCATATGTTTCCATATGAAAAAATTCGACAATTTCATGACAAATATTAAAAGGTATGTCTTCTAAATCTAGATGAGCATCTAACCATACTTCATTTTTTGGAATATAGTGTTTTACGGCTGAATTTCCTGCTTCTACGAAATCCATGTCATGTTTTATTTTAACCACATCACCATCAACTAAATAAATTTTTATAGCTTTCCATTGTCCTATTTTAACTTTAAAGGCTTTTTTCTTTTCAATCATCTGTTTTGCAAAAATAAGTTTGTGGTTTGGCACTAATTTAATATTGTGCCAAAACTCTTTTTCAAAAACATGTTCTTTAAATGTATTCATCATTTCATTAAATATTTAATAGATTAGGAACAAAAACTATGTCTGATATTATACCGCAATCCATTTTAAATAAAACGCATCAAGATAAGTTTATACTGATTATTGATACACCACCCGTATTAAAAGAGTTTGAAACTAATAATGCTAGAACTCAAAAACTTTTAAATAGAGATAAGATGCAATATAGCATTGTTTCTGTAAATTTACCAACACATGCTATTGCTCCAGTGGGTGTGCCATTTCTAGGACAAACCACACATCATACTAGTCAAACAAGAGATGAGTACCCACCAACCAAGGTTACATTTACCGTAGATAATAACTTTGATAATTATTTTTTCATTTGGAAATGGATGTATATTATGAATAATCCACGGCAAAGTGGTATGGATAAACATTTTGCTGAATTTAAAGTGTTGAAAAATACAAAATTAGATCGCTTACGGGATAAAATATTGAACCAATCAAAAGTTGAACCAATAACATATAAACATATTGAAATGGTTAATAAATACACAGATTATCAAACAACCATGAGTTTAATCGGTCTTCGGGAATTCAATGAAAAGGTTATCAAATTTAGTTATTTTAATGCTTTTCCGGTAACGCTAGGTGAACTTATTTATGATTATAAACAAGAGGGTGAATTAGCCTGTAGTTTTGATTTCTCATATGGACAAATTGATGTTGATCTCATTGATCCTATTTAAAAATAATAAACAATTAAAATGATGTTTATTATACCAATTTTCAACCGTTGTGGTAGAGAGATAATTTATCAAAAAGTAATAAATTGAATTTGAAAACAATAAATAATTAAAAGAAGTTAAAAACTTGAACAAATTGAATTTTAAGGAGAATAATTATGGCACGAACTATAGAGGCCCCCGGAGTTGAAATAAATGAAGTGGATTTAAGTCTTAGAACAGTAACGCCTGTTGGGACAAAGGTTTTGTTACATGGTTTTGCAAATCAAGGACCTACTAATGAATTGATACAAGTTTCGACTAAAAACGAACTTGATGAAGTTTTCTTTGGTAATGCTGGTCCAAAAAATGCTGCTGAACGTTATTTTTACTATTCGGCTGGTGAAATTCTCAATTCTCCTGCAACACTTTATGTAACCCGTTTTCCATATGGTTCAGCCGCTGGAACTGGTTTTAATGGTGATTATACTTTATTAGCATTCCCCTTTGAAAGTTCTAATGCTAGTGTCTCAACCAGAGCTAGTACGGTTCTTACTAATGTTAGTGGTACTGGTGCTCTTTCAGCAACTGTTGTTCATGTATTATCAACCACGGTTGATAATGTAGCTGGTGGAACGTTTGCAACTGCTAGTGCTTATGCTGTTGCTCAACCTTTTGTTATTCCTATTACAGAAGATCAATATAACATGGTTTTAGCTGGACAAGTTCAGTGGAATAATGGTGGTACATTAGCTACCACTACAACTGTAACTATGTCATCGGTTTCTGCTATAGTTCCTATTAGTACTACAACTACAACATTGGTTCCTTCGAGTTTTGATACAATTGGATATGCTGGTATGGTTGTTGTTAATAAAGCCAGAACCACTATCAATGAAAAATACGAAGGTTATTATCTTGCTATAGCTGATAATACAACTGATGTAAATGCTGGTACATATGCATCTGTTTCGGGCATAAAGTCCTTAAATAGTGCACAATCGCTTATTCAACTTAGCAATTCACAACTTGGATTTGCTTTGTCTGGTACAGCTTATGATGGTAATATTTCTGAAGTTGTTGAAACATCATTGAATTATGATTTTGCTAATACTGCTTATGATGATTCTTTGATTATGTATTTGTTCCGTATACGTACATCAAACTTCGCAAGTGATCCTACAAAACTTTACAATGCACCAGTTGAACATTTTGCTGGTTCCTTGAAAGGTTTACGTCAACAAGCTGATCATAATGGTCAACTGGCTAGTTATTATCTTGGTGATATTGTTAATAATAGTTCAAATTATATGGGAATGTTGGTTAATGATTATATCAAGAATAATCAGGATTATGTAACACTTAGAAATCGTAGTTTCACAAGTGCTCCGGGTGATTTGGAACCTATTGGTAACTTTACTCGTTGCTTAACTGTTACTGATTCTGCCAAATATGTTGGTGATATACCTTCTAAGATTCAAAGAGCTTTAACACTTGCTGAAGATGTTCAAAGTCTTGATATTGATATTGTTTGCGGTGGTGGTTTGGAAACCATCTTTGCTTATACTCAAGGTGCTGGTGGTAATACTACATTTGATGATACTGTTGATGTTAGTAGTGATATAACCTCACTTATTGATCCAGATACTGGTATGAGCAGCACATTCGCAGAAGCTCACGGTACTATATTCAATTTATATAATAATTTCTGTCAAAATACCAGAAAAGATTGTATACATTATTCAGATCCTCTAAGATGTATATTTGTAAATGGTGAGAATTTCAAGACTCTTGATAATAAGAGTAATACTTTCTCAGAAGATATTTACACACCATTGAGAAATCTATATGCTGATTCTAATTCAAATTACTCTGCAACTTATGCAAACTTTGTAAAGACTTATGACAGCAATACTGGCAAGTACACTTGGATGCCTTTCTCAGGTTGGCAAGCTGCTATTACAGCCCGTATGGATTCTAGATTCTTCCCATGGTGGGCACCGTTTGGTTTGAATAATGGTATCATTCCTAATATTGTTGATATCGCCTTTAAACCTAACCAGAAACAACAAGGTTCGTTATATCGTGTGGGTATTAACCCAATCGTGTTCTTCCAAGGTGACGGGTTCACTGTATGGGGTCAAAAGACTCTTCAGGCTAAACCTTCAGCCTTTGATAGAATCAATGTCAGAAGATTGTTCGTAACGTTTGAAAGATCTACAATGAAGATTATGCGTTATTTCGTTGGTGAGCCAAACACTATCTTCACTCGTACACGTGTTGGTAATGTGTTGAAACCATTGTTTGATTTGGCTAAGAATAATCAAGGGTGTTATGACTATCTCGTTGTCTGCGACGAGAGGAATAACACACCTACCGTTATAGATAATAATGAGATGAAGGTTGACATCTATATTAAGCCTGTAAGAACGGCCGAGTTTATCCTCGTCACATTCTACTGCACGAGAACAGATCAGGACTTCAACGAGTTGGTTAGTTAATTAATAAAATATAAAACCCTCTATAATCAGAGGGTTTTATTTTAATGTATTATTATATAGTTAAAAAGGTGACATTTATGAATTTAATTATATATAAAATAACTAATAAAATTAATCAAAAATCATATATTGGTCTCACCACTAGATCATTGCGCCAAAGATGGTCTGAACATTGTAGTGCTGCTCGAAAAGGAAGTCAAAAAGTTATTCATAAAGCAATTCAAAAATATGGTTCTGATAATTTTTCTGTTGATGTAATTGATTGTTCATCTAAAACATTAGAGGAATTGTTTCAAAAAGAAAAAGATTATATAAAAATA